GATTTCTTCCAGGAAGTTTGTTCGGCCTGCTTCCTGACAAGCCAGTTCGCTTAACGAATGGTTGGGGCTATCAGGGTGAGCATATCACTGATCGTGATTTTGCTCTCGCGACGGGTTACCTGCTTGGGAAACCGAGTACTCACGGGACCTTCACCTCGTGCCAACGATATTTGTCTCGGCACCTAGTGAAGAATCGCAATCCCCCGAGAACTCTAGCATACGTTTCTGCTCTGTCAGGGCTCGCGTGGATAACGTACACCGACACCCAAGACGGCACAGATACTAATATGGGAGTGCACGACCTGTTCAGATCCTATTCTGGAATGCGTGCTGGCGCCGGGTCTCCTGGTGCTGGCGTGAAATTTATGGGTTGGTTCCTATTTGGATTTAGCATAACAGTCATCAGTCTACTCAGACTAAGACGGTGGGCGGAAGAGAATCCTATCATTATGGGCTATGTGCGCCATTCTGGTCTTCTGTCAGTCCTGCGGCTTTACGCGGGTCCTGCTGGCGATATGATAATCTTTTGGGCAAAGAATTTCAGAAAATTTGAGCTCACTGATCGGTTCTTGCGACTGGTCACAACGTATCTGCCATCTTTGATTTCAGGAAACCTCTTAGATCTGTTGCCCTTTGGCGGTGTCGGAACTGTCCCAAAGATAGTTGTTTCAGCCTTTGCTGAGGAAGTTATCAAGCGTTTGGGAAGGGAATACGTTGCAGCGATTATTATGGTTGAGTTTATTGGTAATCGTTTTGCCCTGGCATATCTACCGACAGCAATTTTGCATGTCGTGTGGACAATGCTGCCGATTGAGTGGGGGACGCTCGCTCACGCTCTCTGGAATATAGGCGTCATGTCTTCAATTCCGAAGGGTCTCCGCCCTGGTGCAGTTGGTGAAACTGCCTGGTTTATGGACTGGCTTAAGGGAAGAAAGCTGTCCATGACTGGTATTTGCTCAGCCGAAATGAGTGAGTACCCCTCTGCTATCAGCCCGCTGAGTGATCTTGTCATTCAGGCGGCCCATGCCAGTGACAACTGTAAAGCCAAACCGATTGTCCACTTATATGGTATTGGACTTGAATGTGCGCGGCCTCTCGTGTTTCGAAGCTGTGTGCACAATGAGGTAGAGAGCATAGTCTCACGACTGGGCCAACAACAACAATGGCACTTGCGCAACACGTTAAATACTTGGGACCGACTCGACCGGGTCTTAAGAACTATATGGCGTTCCGACTACATACAGCCTTTGGTTGATGCAGTCACAGATGTGGACGGCAATATAGCCACCCCTTTCGCCACCTGGAATTCACGTTACGGGGAAGGACAGAGGCGGCGAAACATCATAGCATTGGAGACATTGCAGAGTGTTGGGTTCCAAAGGCGCGATAAAAGGATTAAGTCCTTTATCAAGCTGGAGAGGCTCCCCCACCGAATTGATGTGGAGACCAAGTACAAGAAGCCAAGGCTGATTCAAGGCAGGTCTGATGAAGTAAAGACCAGCTCCGGCCCATATTTCCATGGGTTGGGTAAGATCTTCCGCCGTGCCCTGGGGCCAGCAAATTCTCACGTGAGAGTCATGTATGCTGGTTCTTGCAGTCAGGAGGAGTTGGGAGAGTGGTTTACCAAGTGGGCCTCACTCGACTACACACCTTTCGACGCTGACAACAAGGCCCATGATGCTAGCATGGGTCCAGGTGCCCTTAAGTCCTGGCAGAATGACGTCATGTTGTTCGACCCCCCAGGCCACATCATCACCTATCTCAGGTGGCGTGACTTTGTTCAACGAGGGTCTACCAGAAATGGTGTCCATTACGCGAACAGCTACCAGACGAGATCAGGTGATGCCGACACAACAATGATGAACTCTGCGTCATTGCTCAAGGTTTGGACGCTGATAGCCCGTACTGGGCCAGCGGCTGACGTGAGGGTGTTGGTGATGGGTGACAATGCAATCGTGATGGCGAGTGACCCTGACCCCAACTTTGAAGCTTTCTGTGTGCGCCAATTAGCCACTTTTGGTTTCACCCTCGTGATAGAGAAGCGCCCTCTCAGTGACGCTCGGTTTTGTTCTGGTAGATTCTATCAGACATTATCTGGGTGGAAGTTTGGGCCTCTCCCTGGAAGGATCCTGGCGAAGACCTTCTGGAGCCTTGAGAACTTTTCAAGACGACCCACCATCGAGGGTTGGCTAAAGTCAGTCGG